GAAGCGCCATAAGCAGACGGAACGAACGATGCGGTATCCTGCCATTGCAGTTGGCATTGCTGGGTTACGGAAAGCTAGCGGATTGGGTATGTGACGGTTCCGGCGCACTGTTGGCTACTGCCTGTCGAACCGAAGTTAGCAATTCGGATGACACCGTTCGCTTGAACAATCAACATTCGCGCGGTCTGACCGTTGGACACGCAGCACATGCCGTTGACTTCAACCGGAGGCCAATACTCTCGCGGTAGAACGTACTTGCACTGTTTCGCATCCCAACTGCCAGCACCAATCGTGCCGCTGAACTTCACGAATATCAACGTTCCGGTTTTGATGACGGTGAACCCTTCGCCGTCGTACAGGGTTACGGAATCCCACAAAGCCCCCCTCGGCGTGAACAGGCGCACCGGCGTACCGACCGTGATGCCGTCAAGCGGGATGCGCCAGAGAGGCATGTACGCGTCAACCGCGCCGGACAATATCTTCCCTGACGGAATGGTCGGGTCAGCGGCAGCAGTCGCATTCGGCGTCCCCTTCAACACGGTCAACTCCACCAGCTCATTACCAGTCTTGGAATCACGATGGTAATGCGCGCAAATGATGTCGTTACGCTTCATTCCCTGCGACCCGTTGGAGATCGTCACGGATTCCGCCGCAGTGATATGCCAGTCCAAGCCTTGGATCGACGCGCAGCCGGTGCCTATCGTCGCCCTGTTGGACGAACTCATATCACACTTAAACACGTCGCCCCAGTCGTACACCACGTCAGACTTCGAAAACTTCGCCTGATGGATGATCGCCTTATCCTCGCTGCTGATGTGCATGGTTCCGGCTTTGCCGTCAACCAGTTCGATGGTCACTGTCCGACCTCCTTCAACCATGCTTCGAACGAAGCGTCATCCTTCTGCATGAACGTCATGAAAGACGTATTGCACTGGGAACACAATTCATAGATATCAGGCGTCACATCATCCGCGATGCGGGTCGCCTTGCCAGCCGAATACCGGCGCACGGTGAACCATTCACGCGCCTCAGTATCGCCAGCGGCGACATAAGCGGTCTTACCGCACTTGTCGCACACGTACTTCGAATAACCGTCAGACTTCACTATCCAATCCTTTCAAACGTAAAACAGCCAAGCGAAGGCAACTGCCTCCACGTCCCGCCGAAATCCACGGAAGGGTCAACACCAGTCGTGTTCTGAACCACGTATCCGATCGGAAACACGACCCTCCCGGAAGCGCCGTCGCCGACATGCGCGCTGATCACACCGTCAACGCTCACGATCGAGGAACCGTCCACCCTCACGCCCCCCAACACGTCCGTGGACGCCTTCGGCAGCGTGTAGGCGTTCGCGCCCCGTTCGACCGAAGCGAGCTTCGACCGCTCGTCATCGGTCATCATGCCCGACTGAGCACTGTCAGCCACGGTCTTGGCCGCATCGGCGACGTTCTTCGCATCCTCGGCGGTCTGATTCGCCTTGCCGATCTGCGCCGCGAAACCGGAAGCCGTCCTGTCCGCCGACTCGGCGACCTGCCTGACGGAATCCAAATCCTCGGACGCGACCTCCGCGTTGATCGTGCCGCCTGAAATCGACAGGCCACGGCCAGCCGTCAAAGACACGCCGCCGCCAGCCGAACCGGCGGAAGACGAAGAGGAAGAGGGAGAACCAGAATAGTTCGCGTTCGCCGACTGCACCGGCAGTCCGACCTCGAACGTCGAAGTCAAAATCCCGGAATCGATTTTCACGATCCGCTTCGTCACCACGGCGGTGACGTTGACGCCGGAAGTCTGATCCGTCGCAACAATCTTGTCATCCACACGCAGACCGTCGCCGACCTCATCGGGCAACGTCACCTCGACCGACCCACCGGTCTGCAATTCCTGCAGATGCTTCTTCGTCTCGGATTGCAGCGTGGACAAATCCGCGTTGGAATAGTCGTATGTGGCGCATACCTCATCGGCGCCAACGAGCGTCTGCGTCTGACTCACCACGCCGGTTGCATCAGCGAAATAATTGACCACCAGCCGATTCTTAAGCTCCTGCGAGCCAAGGCCGATGAGATGATTCACCGCGCGACGGTTGGTTTCGGCCTTGAAATCCACCAAGTCGGAATCGATCGTGTTGTCGATGATGCCGACCGGCGTGATGCCAAGCAGGATGCGATTATCCTTGGCTTGGAAGTCGAGGCGTCTGCCGCAGGATGCGAGCAGATTGCGGAAGCCTGTGTAGGCGTCCACGTAGCGTGGATTCTGGAACATCCAATTCGACAAAGTGGAAGCATCGGAGGAATCGACGGTAAACACCGAATCCAACCCGATGCGCTTCAAAAGGCTTTTGAGGATGTCAGGCAGCTTGCCGGAGACGGTCAGGTAATCTTGATTCGCGTCCGGCTGCAATATCTTCGCCGCCAACATGCCAGTCCACGATTGGCCGATCCACGTGGCCGTGGACACGCCACCGGAAACAGTCACACGACGGTCGATGATCCGGCCGCCCACGTCACTGCCGTCAAGCCAGAAATACCAGCCATGTTCGATTTCCGGCGCATCCGGATCTTCGATGGTCAGTTCGAAATCGTTTTCATCGGTGCCGCAAGCCCAATCCAACGTCACCTGCGATATGCTCGCACGTGGCGTCAGCTTGCCGTCTGCGATGATAACGTCCGCCATGGCACACCTCCAGAAACGTCAAACATGGTCAAATCGATGCCAAAATTGCCGGAAACCGTCAGCAGTGAATCTCCGACCGGTATCGGCTCGAAAACATATGAGCCGCTTCCACTGCCGTTGCCGCGAACGCCCCTGTCGAAAACATCCGAAACGTCGCCGTTTTCGGCTGTCACCGTTATCGTCTTCCGCGATCCAGTGGCCGACAGTGACATATGACCGCCTTCCGGCACTGTCACGTCAACCGCGTAAGTGTTGCCGCCAATCTGGAAAGACGGGTTGACGCAAGGGCCGAAAATGACCGCAGTGAACTCAGCGGCCTTGCCGGTCGGATTATTGACCGTCAAAGCGATTTTCGACGGAGCCAAATCGGTCGGCAAGTCCAATGGAAGGTCAATCTGCGAACCGGTGCCTGCCGTCATCGGGAAGAAATGCTGCACCGGCAGCGCGCGACGCCAAACGCCATCGCAAAGGACAATCGTGTAATCGACTTGCGCGTATTCCGGCCATGGCACGAGACCGAGCGAAGAACCGACGACATAAGCTTGTTGCGTCCATTCGCCATCAACCGTCAACGTGCCAGGCCGGACTGCCTGCACGTCAGCATCGAAGGCTGTCTGAGCGGCATCCAATACGGCTGGCGTTTTGGTGCGGACGGTCATTTTCGCCGTCGAAGCGTTTCTGCTCACCGATTTGATGCCGCGAGTGGCCAGCGTGTACGTCCATGCGTATCCGCGCATTTCCTGCAGGTCAGCCACCCACAGGTCATCGGCGTTGAGGTCGATGACCGTACCATCATGCGACGTGTATTTAAGCTCGCGCATATTTGCGGATCAACCTCCCCAAGTCGCGGTCGCCGACCGTCGAATCATCGGACGCGGCGCTGATGATCGCGCCAAGATCGTTGTGCAGGCTGGTTATCGCCGCCACCACGGAAGCGGTATCAACCTGGATGCTGACCTGATTGCCTGTCATCTGATTGGCTGTGGCAAAGACTTCGCGTGGGATCTTCCGCTCGTTCAGCAGGCGCATGTTATCGACGCCGTAGTAGGCCGTGGCCGCAGCATTGTGCGTGTACTCGCCCGCGGTGAGACGAGCGTTGAGCAGATACACGCTGTCGCTCAAACCGTTGCCGGGTGCCCATGCCGGATCCACGTAGCCGGAGAACATGCCGCCGCCTGCGAACTGCTGGAAGTGGCCATCGGTGAACATTCCACCGGTGTAGCCGCCCTCCTTCTTCGTCTTCTCCGTGACGGTGAAGCTCTTGTCCGCGATCTTGAAGTTGTTGATGGAGCGGAGCACCGGAGTCGCCTGGTCGTTGACCGATGCGGTGCTCTTCTTGTCGTTCAGCTTCTTGCGGTTGACGACGTCTACCTTCGGTCCGGCCTTGTCGGTCGAATCGAGGGTGTTCTTCTTGTTGTTGAGCCTCTTCGCGTTCGCGGCGTTCGTCTTCGGCGTTGCCCTGTCGGTGGAGTCCAAGGTGTTGCGCTTGTTTGACAGTTTCTTCGCATTGGCCTTGTCTACCTTCGGCGAGGCGTTGTCTTTCGCGTCGAGTCTGGCTGTGGCTTTCTTGCCGTTGAGCTTTCCGATGTTATTGGAAGCGGTGTTCGCCTTCTTAGATGCCTTGTCGGTCGCGTCGATGGTGGCGTTGACATGCTTCCTGTTGAAGTCGTCCATCATCTTCTGCGCCTTCTTGGCGCTGGCCGTGGCCTTCTTGTCGTCGGCGTCGAGCTTGGCCTTCGCTATCTTCTTGTTGAATTTGTCAAGGTTGGTTTCCGCGCCTTTGGTCTTCGACTTGGCCTTGGAATCGTCAACGTCAAGCTTCGCCTTGTTGTTGTCGGCGGTCATCCTGATATTGTCGATGGAAGCCTTGATGCTATCGGAACTCAACCCCCAACGGTCGGCCAAGGCGTTAGCGGCCTGTTCGCTCATGCCCGAGGCTTCGGCCTGCCGAATGATCGCGTCACGAGCATCCTGCAGCACGCCGTTCGCACGCTTGATCTCGCCGCTGCTGAAACCGGTGCTCTCGCCCTGCTTGAGAATCTTTTCCGCAGCGTTCTGGGCGCTGCTGGCAATGTCCTCCAAAGCCTGCTTGGTCTTGGTGCCCTTCTCGGAAAATCGGTCGAGCAGATTCCCGCTCTGGTCGAACACCACGCCATTGTCCTTGCAGGTGTCGGACAGTTCACCGATCTTCTGATTCAGTTGGTCGACCGCCTGGTCTGCAGTCAGATTGCCCGACTCCAAACCAAACAACGCCTGGACAAGATCATCGATTTGGCTTGACGCATCCGAAGCGGAAGAGCCAAGCTCTTTGTTCGCGCTGGCAGCTTCCTTCGCTGCCGATGCGGACTTGCCGTCAGCATCCACGGCGTTCTTGGCGGCCTTGCTTTTCTCATTGGCCTTCTTAGACGCATCATCGTAGGCCTTTGATTCCTCTTCCAAAGCTTTCCTGATGGCGTATGCCGCAGTTCCGCCAATGCCGGGCTTGTCGATTTCCTTGATCTGCTTGTTGACGCGCTTCAACGCGGCTTCGTTCCCCATAGCCGCGCTGGTCATATCGGTCAGGCTGATACCCGCATCGTCAAGCCATGCGGTCAGCTTGACACCGCCGCTGCTCATATCCTGATAGGCTCCGGCGATTTCGGACGCGACATCCGAACCGGACTCCAGAGCGCTTTCCAGCTGCTCGGATGCCGCCTTAGCCTTCTGCTGCTGAGAAATAAAAGCCGATAACGCCGCTCCGGCCACCGTCAGCGCGATGCCCCACGGGCCACCAAGCAGACTCATGACACTGCTGCCAACCGCCTTGAAACCAGCAGTCTTCAACTGCGCCTTGCTGGCGGACGTACCGAACGCCTCCATCTGCTCGGAAGCGCTCATCGAGGACCCCTTGAACAGGTCGAAAGCCGTCTGCGCGGATCCGAGCGCCGTCTTGACGCGTTGAATCGGGTCGATGGCCAGACCGATATTGTTGGCCATCGTGCTGGTGCTGCCGTTGAGATTGCCCGCGGCCTTATGCACAGCGCCGAACACGCCGGCCAATGATGCCATGACCACGAGGGTCTGCTGCGCTCCGGACGGCAAACCCGCGAAAGAGTCAACCAGCGTATCCAAGCCCTGCACCATCTTGCGTAACGGGCCTTGAGCGCCCTCACCGACGGAAATCATCAAGGATTCCATGGAGCCACTCAGATTCTCCAGATCACCCTTGAGATTGTTGTTCTTCGCAGCAGCCTGCTCGGCGGCGTACCCGCTTTCGGAGACGGCCTTCGTCCACTTGTTGACACCGGACTCGCCCGCCTCGTAAAGATAATTCGCAGCCTTGATGGCATAGCTTCCGAAGATGGTCGCGTTCGCCTGGTTTCGCTGCTCGTCGGTCAAGCCTTTTTCGGCCTTCTGCAGTTGCCCTGCGAAGTTCGCCATGCCGACGAAATGATGTTGAGCGTCATAGGCGCTGATGCCCAATTCCTTCATCGTGTTGGACGCTTCGGCGGACGGTGCGGCCAGCTTCATCAGCATGCTGTTCAACTGGGTGCCTGCCTCGGCTCCGATGGTGCCGTTCTGCGCGAAAAGCGCCAGAACGCCGGTGGTCTCCTGCACGTTCATGCCGAAACTGTTCGCCTGCGCGCCGCAATTGTTCAACGCCTCGCCGAAATCGGAGACATTGCCGACGGCCTTGCCGGCGCCCGCCGCCAAAGTATCGGCCACCTGCGAGGCCTGAGAGCCTTTCAGGTGGAACATGCTCAACGCGTTGGCCATGTATTCGGCGGCATCTCCAACGGCCATGCCGTCGGACGCGGCCAGATTCAAAGCGCCAGACAAGCCGCCGGTGAGAATATCCGTGACGCTCATGCCGGCCTTGCCGAGATCGTTGATCGCGTCGGCGGAGTCCGAAGCGGAATAAACCGTGGAAGCTCCGGCTTCGATGGCTGCGGCACGCAGCTGGTCCATTTGGGCGCTGGTCGCGCCGGTGTTCGCCTGGACGGTGCTCATCTGCTGGTCGAAGTCTGCGGCCATCTTGACTGCGGCCACGCCGAACGCGGCCACGGCCAATCCTGCGGCGGTCATGCCGCTGGCGATGAGCGCGGACTTGCGTCCGGTGTTCTCCATGCCAGAGGCGACTGTTTTCGCAGTGCTTCCGGCGCGGGTCATCGCCGCCTCATATGAGGCGGTGTCTGCCATCAACCGGATGACGATGTTCTTGTTCTCGGCCAAAGCATCCTCCAAAAATCAGGTCAAATGCGCCACCAAGGCGTTCGCCGCCGGATTGTCCCTGCCATTCGCATCAGTCCACCGTTTCATGGCCTGCTGCATGTGCGCAGTGGCCCAGCAGACGCTGGTTTCGGCATGCAATGTAAGTTCGCCCTTCGGGTCTTGGCAGATCGAGCGAGGCAAACCGCACATGGGGCATAATGACCGTTCGTATTCAGCCAACGAACGCATCCAATTGCGTTCCGTCTCATCCCATTCGACCTCATCGCCCCTGCTCGGCATCCAGCCCATAAAACGTTTGTAGCTGATGCCGAGCTGGCGGCAAATCTTAAGATCCTCGACTAGTTGCGGAGAACCTGCGAGGCGAGGTCGAATGCCGCTTTTGGGTCCGCTGCTGTGCCGTTCAATTCGGCGATGGCCTGCCAGATCGGCGTGAACTGGCCATCAGTGAGTTCGTCGAACAGATTGCGCCACGCCGGTTCGGTCTTGTCCTCGTCGGCCACCGGCTTGCCGCCGATGGTCGCGGAATCAAGCATGAGAGGCAGTGCCGCGGCGGCGGTGCCGAACATGTCGTTCGTGCCGTTCTCGTTGCGGTGCGCGGCCAATGCCTGCGCCCACTTGCTTACCGGCAAGGCCCGCAACGTGAGCTTCAACGTCTCCGCATCCGCCTGTTCGCGCAGCTCTTCGATGCGCCGCGCGGTGGCCTTCGCCTGCCGGTTCGTACCAGCCTCCGTAATCTGTTCACGCGTGGTCTCCTCGGCCAGCGCATCACCCAATCTGGCGATGTCCTCGGCGATCTGCTGGTTGAGGATGACATCGACCTCGCGCGTGCGCCTGACGACTTTAAGCATTGTTGTTCCTTCGCTCTAATATTCGTGCTCCTTTACCGGAAAAAAGAAAAGAGGGTCCCGCACCGGCGAAAGGGACGAAAGTCCGATGCGGGAAGAATCAATCAGGCGACCTTCACGTTCTCCGCCCAGCCTGGAGCGCGGACGGAGAAATTGACCTTGCTGCGCAGCACGCTGTTCGCGGCGATCGCCATCTTGGCGCTCATGCCGATGCGGACCGCGTACACGTTCACGATGTCGCCGGCGACAAAAGTCTTATCCGTCTGCTTGCCGTAGCGGCGCACGAAATAGCCTTCCACGCCCTCGGCAAGCGTCTCCATTGCAGCGTTCTGCGTGGAATGCGAAGTGTTGGTGTTGTCGATGACCTCGATGCTCGGGCCACTGATCTTCTTGCGTCCGGGATTCTCGTAATCCTGCGCGCTGTTCTCGCGCTGGTCGGAGATGGACTCCTGCGACGGAGTGCAGCTCCACCCGCCTAGGGTAACGTAGTTGGACAGGTCTGTTCCAGCGTTGATCTCCGCAGCGGTCGGCTTCTGGATGTTTTTGATAGACGGCACCCAGATCGTGTTGACCAGACCGTCCGCCGGTGTGGAAGGAACTTCGGTTCCCAGAGTCAAAACCATGACTCCTCCTTAATATTTGGGTCACATGCGTGACCAGTTGAATTTGAAAGTCAGAAGACGGCACTGGTAAAGCAGCGCCGTGTCCTCTGCGGTAAGTCCTGCCGCATAGGCGCCGGAATCGGAGAACAGCGTCAGACAGCCGGTGTCGAAACCCTGCGCGACGAACCTTTTGCCAGCAAGTCCTGGAATCATGAGGTCATCGGCCAGCACGTTGACGGAATCGGCCGTAGTGCTCACGATGCGCACCAGCAGAGTGCCGATACCGCAATGCACATGCTGCGTTTCGCCGACGATATGACCGTTGGTCGTGACCGTTTCGATCACCCACGGCGGCTTCTCCGTAGGCTTAGGAGCCGTCTGCCGGTACACGGCCCAGCCCGTCGCCGGCTTCGGAATATGGTCGAGAATCGTGTCGGTCAACGTCATGATCGACTTCATTCAGACCACCTCCACGGCGGCACGCGCCACATATTCCGCGAGCTTCGGCAATTCTTCCTCACCATGCTCGTAGAATCGGTGCGTTCCACCGCCCTTCGCGGTGCCGAAGAACGCGATGTTCGCGAGCGAACCCGCTCCGCCTTTCGTCGGGCCGATCTCGGCGGTGATGCGTCCAGCGGATTCCTGCAGCGTGTAGCTGATCGGGATACGCCTGAATGCGGCATTGCCGGAACCGTTCAGGTCGTCGCGAATCGAGTTCTTGACGTTCTGCGCGCCCTTCTTCACCGCTGCGGAGATCAAAGCGCGGCGAGCCACTCCCCTGGCGAGCATCGCATCGCCGAAGGCCGTCAACTGCGAAGCGTCGAACAGTCCGCTCATAAGTCCTCCTTCACGTTCCAACGGCAGGCGGTGGCGTGCGTCTTCTCGCTTTGAGGCGAGACAAGCCTGAACCGCCTGCCGACGAGCAGTGGATTAGCGGATTCCGTGACTTCCACCACGTCACCGGCGCGAAGGCCCGGAGTGCCATATGGAAAATGCACGTACAAAGACCAGACCAACGAGACTGCGCCCATGGCTTGGGCCGCGGTGCCTTCGGTCTGCTCGCTGGCGAGGCCGCCGCTGGTCTGCACCTTGCAGCTGCCTTCGTACACATGCTCGATGCCTGTTGTCGGCAGTCCGGTGTCCGGATTCGTCACGGATTCGCCCGGGCGCGTGACGATGCATCGGTCGGTCATCAGGCATTCCGCGTTGGCTCTGGCCTTTGCGAGAAAGGATGCGCTGATTCTCATCGGAACACTCCAATCGAGCTGACGTTCGCACCGAAGCGGTTGCGCAGGCTGCGTCTGGTCGCTTCCGGCAATTCGGTCGCGTCGATCTGGGTGCCATCATGCGTATATCCGACCTGCGCGTCATCAAGCCTCTCGTAGGCGATGCCGGAGTGGGCGCCGGGGCCACCATCCGCGAGCTGATGTAATCCGGCGGCGACATACGAGCAGACCAGTCTGACGATGTCGGCCGGTATCGGATCCCAGCCGCCGCGGAAGGTGACCGTCACGGTCGACGGTATGCCGCCGAAGGTGCTCCATGGCTCCTCCCGATAAAGAGAGGAGCCGAAGAGTTTCCAATCATCGATGGACTGCCCTTCCACGAGTACCTTGGACACGTCGCGCACCGCTCGGCATGGCAGGTCGAGTTTCCTGGACTGTTCGCCTGGCAGGTCCACCGTCCATTCGCCGAGCGTGATCGGACACCCGGCGGCCGAGCGGACGGCTTCGGAGACCGAGTCGAGCAGACTTAATGCCGTCTGCTCGTCGGTCACTTCGATGCCGTTACGCTTCAGGTCGTCCAGGGTGGCCAGTGCGGTCATTTCAGCCTCCAATCATCGGACTCGACTACTTGCCACTCTTCTTGCCTGCAGCAGCCTCTTCACCATCGCTGTCTTCGGTAGCATCGCTCACGACGGAGGCCGTCGCATCCTGCATAGAACGACCGGTGGAGGTGGAGAGGTCCAGTGTGATCTTGGTCAGGCACTCTGGACGGATGACCTTGGCGCCGTACAGGTCGAGGCCGCGCACCATGTCGGCGAAGTCGGTCTGCATGCGCATAGCCTCGACGTTGCTGACCTGCTGTGCGAAGGTCACGGCGGCGTTCGTGCCTGCGAGGATGGACTGGGTGTCCGGGCTGGCGGACTTGCGCGGCACATTGTTGGACTTCACTACGGTGAAGCCGCGCACCTGTCCGACCACGCCGTTGAGCAGCGTATTATGGCCCGCTTCGGTGCCTTCGATGAAGCGGGAGTCCTGCAGCAGCAAGGCGTAGAAGTCTGGGCTGACGACGAGCCAGCGGCCCTCGTCGGGCACGTCCTGCACATCGAGCTTGCGTCCGGCTTCCACGACGGCGAGATACGCGTCTGCAGGGGTGCCGACGGCCACGGTCTTCGCCGGGGTCTCGACGGCCGTGTCCATGAGATTGGAGATGTAGTTCTCCACGTTCTTCATCATGTTGTAGGCGGCGGAATTGGTGAACTTTCCAGTCATGTCCGCCTTGGCCTGAGCCTTGTCGAGGTCGTTGACCTTGAAAGCGAAATAGTCGGACTGATTGATTTCAAGAACGGCTGCTTCCTTGTCATTGACATCGTCGACGGTGATCGCCTGGCCGCGGACGTACTTGTGCACAGTCACGTCGTCGTATCCGGTGATGTGCACGGTATCGCCGGCCTCACGGATGTCGCCCTCGTAATCGCGGTTGCACAGGCTCGGGAAGACGAGCTTCGCGCGCAGGGCTTCGAGGATGGCGGCGGACCATACCTCGGGGATGAAATTGGTGATTGCCATTGCTGGCCTCCTTACTTACTGCGGCCTGCGAGCAGATCATTCAAACGGCCCTTGCGGCGCGCCTCCTCGATCTGCTTCGGGGTCATGTTCTTCAGATCGTCCCTGGTAAGCTGTCCCGCCTGATGATCGCCATCGCGGACGCCCGACGGTGGGATGATTCCCGCCAGGCCAGCATTGTTCCCGCCTTGCGCGAGATACGGGTGTGCCGTGACCAGGGCGTCGATCTTCTCGCCGATCGCCTGCTGGTCGTATCCTCCCTGATCGTCCGCGGTCAGGTCGGAGAAGTCGATGAGCTTCAATGCGTCGCTTGGATTGATGAGCTTGCCGGTCGCCGCGGCGGTGACGTTCGCCTGGAGCACCTGCTTCTGCAGTCCGGCGATGGTGGCCTGCGCGGAGTCGAATTCCTTGCCGCGCTGCTCCCAATCGGCCACCTGCTTCTCAAGGTCGTCCACTCGGTCGGCCTTCTCACGGGCGGCCTTGAGCTTCGCTTCGAGGTCGGTGTTGACCTTTTTCTGGCCGAGGAACTTGTCGTGCCAGTCGATTGGCGGCTCCTGTGCGCCCGGAGCATTGGTGTTCGGATCCTGCTGCTGTCCATCGGACATGATGCTTTTCCTTTCATTCGGTGTATATCTCGCCGTTGCTGGCAAGCCAGCGGCGATAAGAGTTCTCAGCTTTGGCTAATACGTCCGGCGTGACCGGCTTGCCAGACTGGTAGGGATTGCGGCCGTCCAAAGCTGCCTCATAGCGGAGCCGCGCATTGAGCAGGCGCTTCTGCGCCGCGGTCAGCTCCTCGTGCCGCCCTTGGCGGTAGTCGTTGTTGTGAAGCCATTGGCTGCGGCGAAGCTCCGGCACCCGCTCTCGCCATTTGTCCGGCAGGATGTAGCCCTCGCGTTTCAGCAGCTCGATGGTCTGCTCGCGCGGGAGGTTGAAGCTGTAGATGCCTTCCGGCGTGAGCCTGCGCCGTTGCTTCTGGCCATATTCGTATTTTCGGATCATGCGGCTCCAGCCGTATCGACTGGTGCCTTCGGATGTGGTCATACTGATGTTGCCGCGTCCGACCGGCCTCATGCCTCGGTGCGCGTTGACGACCTGGTAGATGTCGGCGCCGTCCCTGATGGCCTGCGCGTCGGCGTGGCCGAAGACCCTGTCCTGCTCCGCCTCGCTCATGCGGTTGAAGCGGTCCATCGGATCAGTGATCCAGCCTTGCTTCTCGGCCTTGTCCCTGCCCTTGCAGGGGATGGTCGTTCCATGGCATTTCGGATGCCGCAGGAAGTTCTGGCTATGCCGGAAGTATTTTCCGGCGAGGATGGCGCATCTTGGGCAGCAGTCGGGTGATTCGACGCGCACGTAGCCGACACCGGAACGCTGGGTGATGCTGACGCCCATCGCGCTGATGGATGTGTCCTCGATGGCCTGCATGGCCATCTGGCGGAGCGTCCGGCGTCCGGACCGCATGGCGTCTATCGGGTCAAGTCCTGATTTGATGGCCGACAATGTGTGCGTGACCGGAATGTCGAAATATGATTCGAGGTCGATGCCGCTCGGCGCGAAACCTGCCCCGAAGGCGAGTGGATTCGCGATGCCGCCATCGGGACGCACGTAATCGCCCTGTTCTGCGAGCATCAACGTGGACGAGTCCATCGCATCGCTCGCCGTACGCGTCTGCAGGGCTGCGAAGAGCGTGATGAAATCGACGTTTGTCCGATTCCAACTGTCACGCACCCGCAGCGGATCCACGCCCTTCCATGCCTTGTCCGCCGCCCTCACGGCCAGCAGGCATAGTCTGGCCAAAGTGTTCCGGCTGTCCGACAGGCTCTCCAGCGTCACCGTCATCAGATGCACCTCCGACCTTTAGGCTGCGTGCTATCTCGGCCATCTCAGGGTCATGGCTCTCGTCGTCCACCATGCGCATGATGCGTTTGATGTCCTCCGGGCTCTGGCCCATCTGCTCGGCTATCCACTGCAACGGGTAGCCGAGCTTCTTGTATTTGAGCATCGCGTCGGCCATCAGCGCCTCGCTGCGGTATTGCGGTGTGGCGAACACGACCTTCGAATCATCGAGGATCCGGGCGGATTCCTCGTCGTCCTCGAGCGTCATGGCCATCTCGCACAATTCGCGCACCGGCTGACGCATGAAGCTGATACGCTCCAAGGTCTTCGACACGAGGCCGGCTTCCGCGACCTCGTAGCCTGTGGCCGGCACCTCGGCGTTCGTCAGCAGATAATGGCCAGGAGTGCGGGTCTCTGCCGCGATGTGCTCGACGGCTTTTTGGATGATCGGCAGGAACGCCTGCAGGTTGCTGGCGGTCCATTCGCCGATCGACACGTTGTCGCCGGTGATCTGCATGATGCGCTCCATGACCTGCTTGTCGAGATTCACGGGACGCTCGCCGACCTGCTCGCCGGTTGCCTTGTCGAACACCGGCTCGGACAGCGAATCGCCGCCGAGAATGACCCTGGCTGGCATGGACGCGAAATCCAAAGCATTCAAGGTGTATGCCCAGCAGACGTTGACGGCGTCCTGCATCGATTCGACCTGCTCCACATCGCTGATAGGCAGGTCATCCAGGAGCATCTGATTGCGGAATTCGACCAATGGCACGCGTCCGAGCGGGTTCGCGCGCGCCGAATCCGGAACGAACCGCCAGCCATCCACGCCGGGCGGCAGACGGTTCCGCTCATCGTCGCCGCCTGCACGCACACGAACCACGTCGAACACCATGTCCGGCAGCAGCAAAGTGCCGAACTCGTGCTCCTCGTCGTATCTGACCAGGAGTCCTGCGTCGACCTCTCCGGTGAGCGGGTCGTAATGTACGGCCGCGCTGTCCGGGTGTTCGAAGCTGATGCGCGCCCTGCCGTCCGGCATCGACGTGACCAAGCCGAAAGCGCGTCCGGTCGTGGTCATCATCAGCGCGCTCTCCTGCAGCTTGCGGTCGCAGTCGTTCCGTTCCCACACGCGCATCACATGCGAGTCCAATTCGTGATCGTCATATGGGATGAAGCCCTTGAAATGGATGCGCTCGACCGGTGCCTGCGCGACCGGCAGACACCAGTTGTCGGCGAAGCCGCTGAACCGGTCGGCCATGTAGCGTTTGAACTCGTCGGACGCGAACTTCAATGTGCCGCGTTTGCCGCGAACATAATCCGTATGCTTCCTGATGTCCGGCCGACGGTTCTCGATCTTCAGAGCGAGCAGATTCGCCATGCGATTCACGTCGTCGGCGGTACGAATCATCTCTAGAACCCCCTCGTGGTGGAGCCTGTAAGCAGGTACGCCTTGCGTTTCCTGCCCCAGCCAGCGGCGCGCGCGTCGCAAGCCGCCTCATGGGCGAGCACGCTTGTCACGGCCGCATCGATTTTCCTTGTCTGCTTCGGTTTGCCCAAACCGTAACGCTCGCCCGATTTGGCGAATCTGCGCGCGTTGCGCATGTGCGTGATGGTGATCGGACACCCGTCATGCATGATCGCATGATGCTGCAGGTCGGATTCGAAGCGTTTCAACGCCTCCCAAACCGCGGTGATGCGGCTCGACCCGCTCATCGCCCAGGGAATGAATTTCTTTGGGCCGTATCTCGTGTCCCACGCCTCGATCTGCGATTCCCACGACACCTCGTCGCGGAAACCCGGATCGCAATAGGCGCGAATAACCTTGTATCGTTCGTTGAGCTCGTCCATGGCGGCATTGACCTCGCTGCGCGGGATGCGTCCGCCCCATGTTTTCGGATTCCAAATCGTCGGACGGCGATCCTCGCCGTACCGTGGCGTGAAGATAAAACCCTCGCGCGTCTCGGCTTTGATGCATGTCCAATCGTCGTTCTCAGACCCGTCGAACCCAAGACACACCTCGGTGCCTTTCGGCGGGTTCTCAAGCCAAAGCTCATGTTCCTGCATAGCAGCTCTCCCATAGTCCGTCCTCGAGCCATGCGCCGCCGCCCTGCACCATTCGGTTGCCGAAAAAGCGCTCGGCCTGTGCCGGGTCCTTCTCCATGAGGGCCTCGGCCTCCGCTTCGACGGAGTCCAAGGGCACCCAGGGACTGCCGGCGTAGACCCATTCGAGGATCTTGCGGCGTTCGCGCCGGTTGTTGAAGCTGTATGGCGTACCGTCCTTGTGTCGCAAATCGGGATTCAGGTCGGGGTTGCGGTAGAAGATCCACACGTCCTTGCTGGCCGATTCGAACTGCTGTTGGGCGTACGAGTTCTCGCCGGGGTCGTAGGCGTTGGTCCAGAAGTGCGTTCTGCCGCCCATGCCGGCGGCGCCGCGGCGTTGGGTGTCGGCCACGTCGAGCATGCCGTTCGACTTGGTGTACAGGCCGGCCTCGTCCTGTTCGGCGTCCGAGATCGGGTTGCCCAGACGGCTGGTGGCCGAGGCGGTGACCACGTCGATGCGGTCGAGGTCGAGATCGTCATCGTCCAAGTTGATTCCGGGGCGCAGGATGCGGATGAAGCCCTCGCGCACCTTGAGCAGCTGCTTCAATGGTCCGAGCCGTATCATCGCGACGAGTGGACGGTAGGCGTTGCGCACCTGGTCCTCGGAGTTCGCGGTCAGCTGGATGAGTGGCGACGGGTGGCGCATGCCTTTCGGTTCGCCCGGATTGTAGTGGTAGACCCATCCGCAGGGGCAGCCGTTGTCGGAGCATCGGTACACGTCGCCTGGCTTCGCCCATCCGGCAAACACGACGGGGCCGCAGGCCTCGAGGATGGCGCATGACGCCTCGGTCGGTCCCTTGCCTGTCTTCTGTGGGCCGATGCAGCCGGTCAGACGATATTGAAAAGCTTGGTTGAGGACGAGCGGATTGTCTACCGTGACCTCCTCGGGGGGCACGAATTCCGCGTCCTCGCGCACCCTCCAGCGGTGTGCGGCGTACCAGAATTGCCAATCTGACCAGCAGAAGGGCTTGCCGCGGAGGATTCCGTCTGGCTGGCGCACGTGCCGCTGCACCCAGGCGTCCTGCAGGTCGGCGAGGGTCGGGAAGTCGATGATCCAGTCGTCGGCCATGTCACGCCCTCAGGCGTCGTGGGAACTGGACGATCTTGGTGTCCATGCCGCTGGCGGCGGCCTCCGCGTCCGTGGCGGGCACCTCGTGGGCGGCCATGTCGACGTTGTCCTCGGAGATCTTCCAGCCGAGCGCCTGCAATCCGGCCTCGGACAGGCCTATCCGGTCCTCGAGCCTGATCTTCACGGCCACGTCAGCCGCCTTGGCCGACGGGCTCTCGCACACCACGCATTCGCGGACATACGAGGCGATCTGGTAATGCAGATACTTCAGCTGTGGCTGTTTCCACGCGCGCGCCTGCGGCAGGCGCCACAACTGCCCCCACAGCTCAGCCTCACGCTCGTTCCACGATTCCGAACCGGCCCTGTCCTCGACCCATTCCTGCGAGTCCTTGTCGAAATCGCGGAGCACATACGGCGGAAGCGGGAACTTCGGCGGACGGCCCTTGTATTCAGTGTTCGGCAGGCTGCGCAGGGTGTATCCCCTGCGTTCGCTCGCACCGCTCGACGGATCCGGCATCGGACCGGATCTGACGCGTTTTCCTCCTCTTGGCATGTCTCCTCCATCGTCGGACGGTCTCGCGCCGTTCCTTCGCTGCGGGCGGCCGGGCCTTTCGCCCGCCCCCTCTGAAACTTTTGAACTCTCCGCACCTCGGAGACAGCTCTCCGGCGGTTCCGCTACCCAAACTGTTAGGGGGTATCCCCGTGGGTGTTTTGATGGTTTGCTTCCGCTTGTTTTGCAACGTTTTTTGTTTGACTCGCTTGTTGCTGCGATGAGTCGCGAATCGAATCGAGAAGACTTGGTCGTTTTCGTCTTTCGTGTCGTTCGACGTGAGCGGCTGGCGTCGTTGGCTTGGCTTCGATGGAATGTTTTGTTTTGGTGCCGAAGCCTGTGTGTGTCAGCTGAGGTTTTGTCTGTTGTTGAAGCCTGAAGGTTTCGTCCTTGCGGTCTTGCTGTCGTGGCAGCGCTTGCACAGGCCGCGCATGCGTTGCGGGTCGTTGGGGTCCAGGCCTGCTTCGACGAGCTCGATGCGTTCGATCGGCCAATGGTCGGCTATGGTGCTGGGGGCGCCGCATAGGCCATGGTGCCTTCCGCATCCGTCCGGCCCGTCGCCGGGACAGACGCACCGCGGATCCCTTGCCAGCACGCGGGCGCGTGCGAGGCGATGCGCTTTCGACGTGTATGGATTGCGGCCTCGTGTCCGGCGCTTGTCTTTGGCTTTCCTACATTCGTCGCACAGCGAGCCGGAGGAGACCAGGTGTGGGCAACCGGAGGTGGAGCATACCTTGTACATCAATCCCCCACATCGGTAAGAAGTGTCCGGCATGTCTGGGGTACGTCTCCCGCGAAGGTCCCCCAGCTGGCCACCCCCGATTCATGGGCTACCGACACAACGGGTGTCGCCGCCATGGTCGACGTCCTTCGGTGCGACGGCTCCAAGGGTTGCTAGTGGCTCCATGCCGGACAGAGATGATTATAGCGACTGCAGCTGAATATGAAAAATGGTCCAACCATTTCTGGCTGAACCATTCTACGAACATACGACAGTATAGCATTTCAACGGTGACAGTCAAGTAGTGCGGCCAGCTCGCCGAGGTTGAACGTGTACTGCCGCTTGTGTTCCGTCGGCGTGGCGTGCGACAGTTTGCCGCGTTTGAGCCATTGGCTGATGAGGTTGCGTGATACGGTCAAGCCGTATCGTTTCAGTTCTTTGGCCGCGTCGCTGGGTGTGCCGGTGATTCGCACTTGCCATAGTCTTTCGTCTCGGGCTGCTTTGATTGCTGGCGCAGCCCATTCACGGTGGCAGCCTTGGCATGTGACCGATTCGGCTTCTGGCGTGCCGGTGAGGAGCGTGTGGCAGTTGGGGCAGGTGCCGATGATGACCATGGCTTCTTCCGGCGTCAGCGCTTGTTCGTTGCGTCGGATGATGTGTTCCAGGGCGGTGTAGTCGTCAGCTGCGGTGCTCATGTTGAGGATGGTGTGCCGGTTGCTGATGATGGCGCACCATGCTTTCTGCCAGCGGTAATCCGCGTATTGTGGTCTGATTTTGCCTGCCTGTTCGGCTAGCCATGCTTCGGATTCTGCGATGAGGTCTTGTGCGTGGGTGTCGATGGGCAGTGGCGCGTTGCCTTTGTTTGGCGTGTGTGCCGGGGTGCCGATGTGCGCCTGACGGAGCATGATGCTTCGCAGGGCGGGCAGTTGGACGTGTCCGAGCTGATAAATCATGGCCCAGTAGTCCGTGCGGCATGATGTGCAGAGCATGTTCGCCGCCGCCGTTTTCATGGGCTTGTGGCAGCGCTGGCATTCGGTCAAAGTCTGGTCTCCTTGTCGTGCTGTTTGATGAGTGCGGCGACTTCGGCTTTGGGGACTTGCGGGACCAGTCTGGCGGTTTCTTCCAGGGTGATGCCGTCCTCATGCCATTTGATGATCATGTCCGCGAGGATTTTCTTCATTTGTATGCCTCCACTGTGTCGCAGCCGATGGTTGTGCCGTGATCGGTGAGGCAGACCCATGTCACGTCGCCGGTCTTGACCGTCATCATGCCGTAATCATGATGCGTGCCCACATACCAGTACGAGTAGATGCTTACTCCCATCAGGAAGAGCGTTGCGGCGAGGGATACCACCAGCGCGACAATCAGAATTGTCTTGACCTTGTCCAATCCGCCCATCACTCACCGTCCTTTTCATTTTCGAGTTCCGCGATTTTCCTAACCAGCACCGTCAGCACTTTCTGCCGTGGCCCGAACGCCAAAGCCTTCCAAACGTCCGACAAGCCAGCCCAGTCGATTTCGGCGAGATGTTCAAGCAGTGGCCGCGCGTGTGAACCGTCGCAGTATCCTTCGCAGTAGAGCGGCAGTCCCCGCATGGTCGCGTCATTCGCATACCAGAACGCTTTCCTCAAGTCTTCGACGCCGTTCTTCGACTGCCAGCGGTAGCAGTATTTGGCCACGTTGCCCCAGTCGAAACTCAACAGGCGGGTCAGTTCGATGCATTCGAACGGGCCGTTTTCGTAATGCTTTGGATGATTGACGTTGTCACTCATTTTTGGAACTCCTTAACTGATCGTGAATATGATGATCGGGGCGACGCATAGGCAGACCGTCAACACGATGCCGAACGCGATTTCAAACGGGTTGCGTTTCATTCGACGGTCTCCTTGTATGGGTTTTCGCTTGTGTGCGGCGGAAAGTCGCATTCCTGGTCTTTCCAACCGGCCGCGTAGCCTTCCTGCCATGCCTTGCGACGCTCGTGTTCCAACCATTCCAAGCTGCACATGGTTACCGGTTCGTCGTGTTTCATGATTTCTCCTTGTTGAGTTTGTCGGCTAATTCGCAGGCCTTTTCGTCTGCCTGTGCGGTTTCTTCGTCTCGTCCGAGTTTTTCGAGCACGTGGCGGCATTTCCATGTGTGTATGTGTCGTTTCGAGGGTGGTATGCCGCTCATGTTGGCGCGGCGTTGGCACCAGCCTTTCCATTGGCGCGTCCAGTCGTTGACGGTTCTGGTTTCGCCTTGGTGTCGGCCGGCGAATGCGTTCCATGCGCCGGCCACGTCGAGATTCGCGTATTCCGAAGCTATGGTCCTGTCGGTCGCGGCGTATTCGATGGAATCGTGGTAGCAATCGGCTGTGATTTCTTTGGAAGAAGAAAATTTATTTTCTTCTTCTTTCTTTCCACTCCTACTACTACTCCTACTCCTACTACAGTCGTGCAACTGTCCGGAATCCTCCGGAGACTCGCAGGAATGTTCCTGCAACTGTCCGGAATCCTCCGGAGACTCGCAGGAATGTTCCTGCAACTGTCCGGAATCCTCCGGAATGATCTTGCATCCGCGCTTGTCCCACCCATCCGGCGGCAGATAATGGCACGTGCCCGGACGCTGGATATTCTGCCATTTCTCGAAGCCTGGAATGAAAAGAAAACGCTTGCCGTCACGCTCGTAGCGGATGATGCTGCCGCACTGTTCCAATTCCGCGAACGCGTCCTCGATGTCATCGAGCACCGAATCGTCGTAAGGCATGCATTGGCCACGGAAGAGACGTGGATTGTCGAGATTCACGCCGTTGTCCTCAACGTAGCTCCATAGGTTGATGAAGACGAGTCTCGCCTTCCACGTCATCGAGCCGACGCTTTCGGACTGGTAGAATTCCGGCCTAATCGTTCTGATTCTCATGATCCGTGTCTTCCGCTAGCTCGTCTGCCGTCCATCACATGCTCCCGAATCGCTTGTAGAATTCGCTGTCGGTCATGCCATACAGCGGATCCATGCCTGTCGGCTTGCGCACGGTCAGCCGGTAGCCGCAATACGGGCAGGTCACGTAGTAGGTGCCGACAACCTCGCCGCAATGGGCGCATTCCACATACTTGATCGTCTTGCTCATTCGTTTACCGCCTTCCGTGCGATTTCAAGCATTTCCTTGGCCTGTCTGACATATCCCTCATGGAAGCCGGGAATCTCACCGGCATAATCCCATGCGTCATCCTCGTCTTTCGCCGCGTAACTATCGACGCCATCCCATTTGCAGCTGTTCCAATAGAGCCGTTTCGCCACGGCCTCAATCTCAACGGCAGTTGGTGGAGCAGAACGTCCGGCCATGTACGCTGCACCGGCAAGCTCCCGAACCGTCTGAAAAGTCAAATCATCATCCATGCCACGCTCGTAAGCGTTGGCCTCGTCAAGCATGATGCTCAATTCGTCCTCTTTCCGTTCGCTTTGACCATGGCCCACAGGATTTCACTTGCCGGACGTCGCCTGTATGACATGTCGTGGTTGGACTGCACGTGTCCGAGAATCAGTTTCGAGCCGGTCGAATCCGGTGTCAGAATCGCGTTCACGCGCTCGGGCACCATCTTCTGCCATACGATCTCGTCGCACAGTTCCTTCGTGCAGACCAGATAGTTCTGGTCGCCGTAGAACGTCAGGCCGTTGCCGCTCGTGAAGTCAGCCATGCATGACTTGACCTCGTAGAATCCGAAGCAGCCTTTCTCCACGCTTGCTGGCACCGATTCGCCGTTGATATTCCACGGTTTGAAGCCCACGTAATCCACTCGCCTATCGTCAGGCGTATTCCGGTCGAAATTGACCTCACTCGCCCAAAACGCGGTCTGATTCTTCAATCTCTTCTCGACCAGCTTGGACAGCATGGCGGTGGTCTCGGTGCGGGTCATTCGATGCTCCTTTCGGCTTCGCGCATGATGTGCCGCATGTCGGCGTATTCTCGTGCCGCCCAACGTTCGATCATTTCCGGGGTGGCGTTTCGTGGCAGCGGGTTCAGGCATATGCCACCCTCCAAACGCTGCATGAACCGAATGATCTTCCGGCGTCGTTTAGGGGTCAGCACGACGTGTTTCTCCACTGTTCTGACGATTTGCAGCCTGTCGCATCGGTAGCAGCCGTCGAAATCCTCGTCGATGGAGTCTTCGAGTTCTCCGACCGGACGCACTTGATACACGTCGCCTTTGCCGTACATTGACGCGTAGAATGCGGCGTAGCCGCGGTATATGGTGCAGTACACCTGTTCCGGGTGGCCGGTGCCTTCGATCGCGTCGGCCCCTTTTTCGCGTCTGGCACGGCAGATGGGGCAATCGTCGTAATTGTCTCGACTGTGCCCCGGTTCGATATAATCGCCGGGTTTCAGGTCTGGCGCACCACCGTGGTAAAGCACGCTCATTTCGCATCCTCGCTTTGATTAGGCACCTCGGACGGCATGGAGCCGGAATAGCCGAGCATGGACTGGCAATGCTCATAGACCAGATACAGGCCGCGAAGTTTTCCATACGTGAGGTCGGTACTGGCGTCCTCAGTGCACTTTATTTCCATCGAAAGCTGATCGCACCATGCCATGATTTCGTTGAGCGTCTTGTCTTTCTGGGTGACGTTGGTAGCCATCATTCCTCCGTGTCCGGGCCGAGCGGCAATCCACTGTTGAGCATCATTGCGAACTCCTGCAATGTGATTAGACACATGGTTTTCTTCCTTCCCAATGGTTCGGGTTTGATTCGCGCGCGCAATGCCGATGGTGAGAGCATGAGCATCGCGTCCATCACTTCGGTGGTGGTGTAGGCGTGCTGTTGTCCGAGCTTGTTCATGGACGTGAGTCCCACGCCTGCCTTCTTCTGGATGACCCACGGGTAGGGCGAGTCCATGTTTCCCGCTTCCTTGACGGCCTCGCGCATATGCTGCGGCGCGTCCATGGTCTGCGTCCATTTCACTTCGATGCACACGGGCTGGCCATGCCAGTACACGTTGCCGATGTCACCGATGTCCTTGTTTCCGTGAAGTCGCAATCGTTGGATGCGCATGTCCCCCAATGCCCACTGCAAGTAGGATTCGACTGCGGTTTCCATGCGCGTGCCGTTGCCCTTCGCGGTCCTGCGACTGCGCTTGCGTTGCTTGCCGCTCATTGATCGGCCTCCTGTTCTTCGGCTTCGATTTCACATTCGGGGCATGGAATGGGGCGCGCCGGATACAGCGCGCACCCATGTATCGGACATGTGGTTTCCACGTCCGGCGGTTCAATCCATTCGCGCATCAGAAGTCAGGCTCTCCGGCTGGCGCACCCCACGGATCATCGGCAGGAGCCTGCGACTGCTGCCGTGCCTGCTGCGACTGCTGATAGCCGCCACCGTTGGCATTGCCGCCCTGGTATCCGCCTGACTGCATCTTCTGCACCTGAGCCGTCGCATACCGCAGGGATGGGCCGATTTCATCCACCTGAAGTTCGATGACCGTGCGGTTGGACCCGTCCTGCGCCTGATAGGAACGCTGCTGCAAACGGCCCTGCGCGATCACACGCATGCCCTTGCTCAGGCTCTGCGCGCAATGTTCGGCCATGTCGCGCCACGCGGAGCAGCGCATGAACAA